ACCACTCTGTTGACGCAGAAGCGGAATTGACTCAAATGTTAAGTGAATACATCTCTTTAGAAATCGACTTAGAAATCTTAGAAATGTTACAACAAAACGCTTTCACAACTGAATACTGGTCAGCAAAAGTTGGATATGATTGGAATGGTGCTGGTTTCTCAATTGATTCTAATGCGGCTGCAGCTTCTGCATACCAAAAGAACACTTGGTTCCAGACTTTGGGTATTAAATTACAAAAAGTATCTAACAAAATTCACCAATTAACAATGAGAGGTGGAGCTAATTTCGTAGTAGTTTCTCCAAACGTTGCAACTATCTTAGAATCAATGAACGGATTCTCTGCTAATCCAGGGAAAGACGCTTTATCATTCGCAGCAGGTGTAAGTAACATTGGACAAATCTCTAATAGATACGATGTATATAAGAACCCTTATATGACTGAGAACGTATTATTAATGGGCTTCAAAGGTTCTAACTTCTTCGAAACAGGCGCTGTTTACGCTCCATATGTTCCGTTGATTATGACTCCTTTAGTGTACGACCCAACTAACTTCACTCCAAGAAGAGGAGTTATGACTCGTTACGCTAAGAAATTAGTAAGACCAGAATTCTACGGTAAAGTAGTAATTGATGGTTTAGAAACTCTTTAATCTTAACGGATTAGGATAATCGGAAAGAGGGATAGAAATATCTCCTCTTTTTTTATTGTTATAATAAAATTTTTATATTTATATTAGTAAAGTATTAAAAATCACAAATAAATTAAACAAAATGGCATACCCAGAACCAAAGTATTCAGTAACAGAAACCGCAAAAGATTTACCAACATATACTGCGGAAAGTACAGACAAAATTTTAGCTAGACAAGCAGATGGTAAAATGGGATACATATTAGTATCCGATTTACAAGTAACATTGGATGGTGATGGTTTGGCAACCGATGCCTCCGTTACCTCATTGAGTGGTAGTATTGCAACTAAAATGGCAAATACTTCATTTGGATATGTTACTGGTAGTTTTGCAAATGATGGAGCTGCAGCATCGGCCGGCGTTCCAGTTGGTGGATTGTATCATACTACCGGTACGGTTAAAGTTAGATTAACATAGTTTTCAATTTTATTAAAAATATTAAAGAGGGGATAGAAATATCTCCTCTTTTTTTTATGTCCATACTTATCTCACTTCTTTTTTTATTTTAATATAATATTTATAGTAGTAAAACTATAAATTATTAGAATATGTCTTTAAATTTAAAATGGCCTGGCAGTGGTTCTGTCATCTCTGGCTCAACTCCATTTGGTCTGTATGATTCGGATACCGATTTCAAAAACGATGGACCAAAAACAGCCGGATGGTGTGCAAAACGGTTAGGGTATCCGATTGTAGATGTTGAAATGATTGATGAGCAATTTTATGCTTGTTTTGAAGAATCGGTTTCTGAATATTCGGCACAAGTAAATCAATTTAATCTTCGTAATAATTTAGATATTTTAAGAGGACAACCGAAAGGAAAAGTTGCAAACTATTCACAAACATTGGTAGATGGTTCATTCTTACCAACTGCAGTTCGTATGGCACAACAATACGGAACTTTAGCAGGAGTTGGTGGTACAACTTCAATCAAAAAAGCTTATATAAATTTAGTTCCAGAACAACAAATTTATAATATAATGAGTGCATCGGTAGATGTGGAAACCTCTGCATCTTTTGCAACATTATTTACAGGCAGTTCTACGATTGATGTAACTAGAGTATTTCACGAAGCAACACCCGCCATAACTAGATTTTTTGATCCATATTCAGTTGGGGCACAAGGAACTTTGAATTTAATAAGTGAATTGGGATTTGGAAGTTACTCACCTGCTGCACAATTCTTAATGATGCCTTTATATGAGGATGTATTAAGAATGCAACAAATTGAATTTAATGACCATATTAGAAAATCTGCACATACTTTTAATATAGTAGATAACAAATTAGAAATATTCCCAATACCAACGGAAGGTACATTATCAAAAATATATTTTGAATATATGAGTAGAGATGAATTTGAACACGATTCACAAACTATTCAATCAGATTCACTTTCGGATTATTCTGACATTCCATATGATTTTATTCAATATAGTAATATAAATGATGTTGGTAAACAGTGGATTAGAAAGTATACATTAGCTCTTTCAAAAGAATTATTAGGTGCAATTAGAGAGAAATATTCATCTATTCCAATTCCAGATGCAGAAATCAGTTTAGATGGTGCGGCATTACGAGCAGAGGCACAGGTTGAAAAAGATAATTTAATTACACAACTTAGAGAGAATTTGGAAGAGATGAGTAGAAAGAATGTGTTTGAAAAACAAGCACATGAATCAGACCATCATCAGGATATGTTGAGAAAAGTTCCACTAAGATTATATGTAGGATAATATGCCAAAGTTCGTATCGGAAAGAGATGTTAATTTTTTCAAAAGTATAGCCAGAGAATTGGTAGATGTTGTTGTGCAGGTAGAAGTTGCACTATACAAATTAAATATTTACGAAAGTAAAATAAACATATACGGCGAATCTACTAATAAAACGTGGTATCAGGGAGTATCTTTATATGCAATGGTTGATAAAGATCCTGAAAATGTAGTATATGAAGGATTTGGTCCTGATAATTCTCAATTGATTACATTCAAATTTGACAAAGATTTATGTGAAGAAAAGGGTATATATCCGGAAATAGGTGATGTTATTATGTTTGATAACTCATACTATGAAATAGATAATACAAATGAAGTTCAATTTATTGGAGGACAACCATACAATAATTACAGTATAGTTTGTACTACGTTTATGACACGTAAATCAAACTTAAATATTACAGAAAGAGTAAGATAATGGCAAATAGAGAGATAATTAGACCAGAGTTAAACAGAGCAAATCAAACTAAATACGAAAAGGGGGATATAAGACAATCCATAACCCTATTTGATATTGATTATGCTATGATGACTTATTTGGAAGATGTGATATTGCCTGATTTAGAAGATGGCGATGGTAGTACCGTTAGAATACCTGTAATATATGGTAATTCAGAAAGATGGAACGGTGCTAGAAAAGAAGGTATTTATAGAGATATAAAAGGGCAGATACAATTACCAATAATGATGTTAAGACGTTCATCTATTTCAAAAGATGATACTATGCCGTTACTAAATAGACATCTATCATATCCGACAGTAACCAAGTTTAATAAAAATAATAGATATGATAGGTTTAGTATCTTAAATGGAACAAAACCATCATATGAGTTATACGATATTGCTATGGCAAACTACGTTGATATAAGTTATGAATGTATGTGTTGGACATCGTATACCGAACATCTTAATAAAGTAATTGAGCAAATTGAGCATTCAACGCAATATTGGGGAGATAAGGATAAATTTAAATTTAGAACGCTAATAAATGATTACAACATCACCAATGAGGTGGGGGAGAATAGTGAAAGAGTAAATCGGCTTGAATTTACACTAAATGTAAAAGCGTATATACTTCCAGAAAAAGTTGATGGTGAAAGCTTAGTAAAAAAATCATTTTCTACAAAAAGAGTAGTAGTATCAACTGAAACAGATATAACCAGTGGAAACGGAAGATTGGAAGGGTTATTAACTACACCATCGCCATATTATGACAACAAAGATTTAATTGACTTTTTATCTTTAAATAACAGTAAAGTACAAAATCCTACAACAACTAATACTATAACATTTGCAAATGTAAAATTAATAAAAACACCCGCAACACTATCAAGTTTAGTAACGAGTGGTATAACCGTTGCGGATAAGTCATATGATGTTAAAGTTTATATAAATGGGGTTAGATATTATCAAACTACGCATTTTACCGTTTCAATATCATTAACAACCTTTACTATAAATTTTATTCCAGGAATATTCGCACAACCTGTTGATATTGCAGATCAAATTACAATAACAGGTAAATTTATTGATATTATATAATGAAACGAACCCTATTAGATATAACTAAACAAATAAGTAGAAGTCCAAAAAAAGTAAATTTAATAGCAAAAAATTTAGATGATACCAACTATTGGATTTTTGAAGCCAAGGGTTGGAGGTTTGTATCCATATTAAGAGAAATACAATATAGAACTACGCAAGATAGATTAACGGTCTATATAAACACACAATCTATAAGTGCAAGAGATTACATAGTTGAAGAAGTTGGTGGGGCGTTACTTTTGAAATTTATTAAAAGTAATTTTGAATATATATTGGAAAATGATGATTATATTGAAATTGAAGGAGATATAGAACAATATGCTTAAACAATTTAACTCAAATGCCAGAAAACTAAATAGAGTAATTCAGACGGTTAATACTAATAATCTAACGAATAGTGACTTAACAGGCAGTCTACTAAATATTGTAATACCAACTAATACTAAATTTGAATCAAATACTAAAAAATTAAATAGGGCAATTCAAACGGTTAATACTAATAATCTAACGAATAGTGATTTAACAGGTAGTCTACTAAATATCGAAATACCAACTAATACTAAATTTGAATCAAATACTAAAACTAATCCAAATCCGATTAAATTAGTAAATAATAAAACAAAAATATCAGATTTTTATAATGAGATTTTAGAATTTAGTGCAATGAGTGTAAAACGAGGAGTTGATTTATTTGATAATACTGGGTTTGGTAGTTTAACGATACAGAACGTTGCATTAGATTACGGTACAGAGGGTGCATCTTCTGAAAACTTTGAAGTATTGGTGTATGGGTTACATATTCCAGGCAATTATTCAATACAGCAAGTTGGAAATGATGTAGTAATAACTTTAAATGAATACTATATAGATTACGATGATGTAACACTTAATGATATATATGTTATAGGTAAATTTAAATAAAAAAATATTAATAACTAATGGCAACGTTAATAAGATTAAAACAAATAGAAAGTGGTTCTGCATTACAAACATCTGCAGCTATTGGTACTGATTTTTCACAATCGGTAATTGCTATTGTACAGGGTAATATTGCAGCTACTTTGCCTGATGGAATAATATCATCATCAGTTCAGGTTAATATTTTACAAACTACTAATTTTGCTGGATTTAGTTCATCTATTAATACTCAAATTAGTGCAAGTTCGGCAAATACACTTAATATTTCATCATCGGTAAATACTAGATTAACTAATTTGGAATCATTCAGTTCTTCATTAGATAATGGATTTGCAACTGATATAGAATTATACCAAACATCATCTCAAATCATTGATCAGGGTGAATGGTAATGTAATAAAAAAATATATTGTATTTAATTCAAATTTACAATCAGTTTGATAAAAAAAAAGATATTTATAGATTGAATAACACAGAATAATCAAAAACTAAATATGGCACAAATCATTAAACACAGAAGGGGTAGTTTAGAATCCCTATCGGCTGTAACGGCATCTTTGCAAAAAGGTGAAATTGTAATAGCATCGGGTTCAACTAACCTATCGGTAACAAATGGAGCATCGATTGTATTTGCAGTTCCTCAAAACGGACGAGTAGAGGCGATAAATAGAGTTTTGGTAGGTGCTAATGCACCAAATACATTTGCAGCGGGAACTTATAATGGAATGTTAAATGGAGTTCCTTACTACGCAAGTGGTAGTTCTACATTATATTTATTAGGTGAAGGTGCAAATAGTATTCCTGATTTAACAGGTAACATTAGTAATTTTAGTTCTTCGGTTTCCGCATCAATAAGTGCATTATCTGCATCAATTGGTGGTGGTAGTATTGGAGTAGCAGTAGCGGCATTAAATACATTTAGTGGTTCTACACTTATTAGATTAACTAATTTAGAATCAACTTCTGCAAGTGTAAATACTTCAATTACGGCTTTAAATAGTTCTTCTGCATCTCAACAAACAAGTATAGATGCATTGAATAGTTATACGAGTTCAAATACATCTACAACTGCATTAAATTCATTCACTACATCAGCAGAAACTAGATTTACCGAAATTGGTGTAGTAAGTGGTAGTTTAATAGCATCAGCATCAACTGCGAAAACTACAAATGACTCACAAGGAGTTTCAATAACAAACTTAAATTCATTTAGTGCAAGTACAAACACTTCACTTACAGAATTAAACTCATATTCATCTTCATTAAAAACGGCATTTACTGCAAGTGGTGTTAATGTAACATTCAATGGTGATACGACCGTTAAAGGTAATTTATTCGTACAAGGTACTCAAACTATTGTTGATTCAACAACAATCAACTTAGGAGATAATATATTAACATTAAACGCTGCAGGAACATCTGATGGTGGTTTAATAGTAAGAGATGCAACAGGTGCATCAACTACTTCCGGTTCTTTACTTTGGGATGTAACTACCGATTACTGGAAAGCTGGTAAGGTAGGTTCTGAAAGTAAAGTAGCATTATTGGGTGGTGACAATCTTGTTACTGCATCTCAACAAATACTTTTAACCCAAGTAAACGGATTTACCGAGTATAGTGG